AGAGATAGCTGGAATGACAAGGAGTGGTTCATCTTGGGAGATGCAGACGGTAGCACCACATTTTCCTATTTGTCCGCAAGCTCAATAACCGTTGCCTCAGATATTACAAGCTCTCATCATGTTGGCCGTCGTGTAAAAATAGTAGGATCAAACACAGGAACAATTTTTGGAAAAATTGCTACTAGCTCTTTTTCTTCACCAAATACAACTTTAACTTTTACTTTTGACTCTGGAAGTATTTCAAGTTCAGACGCAACCGTTGATGTTTACGTTGGTTCAACTTTTGTTAATCCAGCGACCCCGGTTGTTGATGAAGACGATATGTCAAGTGATAATGCTCTCGTAGCTCCTTCTCAACAATCAGTAAAGGCTTATGTAGATAGCGGGACTACTACTCTTACAAACAAAACTTTCAATCTAGCAAATAATACTTTAACCGGAACTAAGGCTCAGTTTAACTCAGCTGTAAGTGATGATAATTTTGCAACCATATCAGGAGCAGAGACCCTTACTAACAAGACTCTTACTGCGCCTATTATTTCTACTATAAGCAATACCGGTACTGTAACTCTTCCAACCGCTTCAGACACTTTAGTTGGTAGATCAACCACTGATACTTTAAATAATAAAACTCTTGCGACACCAGTAATTAATCAAATCAGCAATACTGGAACATTGAGCCTACCTACATCGACTGATACTTTGGTAGGTAAAGCAACCACAGACACCTTATCAAATAAGTCTATATCTGGATCTGCGAACACATTATCGAATATTCCTACAACCTCACTTACAGGAACAGTAACAAATTCTCAACTTGCTGGGAGCATTACAACCGATAAGATTAGCGATAGTCAAATTACTACAGCAAAGATTAACGATAATGCTGTTACAGTTGATAAAATTTCAGACGGAGTCATTGTTACAAACTCTGAAGCTTCAGGTCATTCCGTTGATGACAATACTTTTTTTACAACTTCTGCAAGTGATAGCAGATATTTTAGACAAGACAGCTCTGAAACAATTACTTCTGGAGTAACTTGGTCATCTAGTGATAGTTTTGTTGCAACCACTTCAGCGATTGATGCTAGAGTTATAGACCTTGTTGATGATGTTGGTGGCTTTTTCCCAATAGCAAACGAGACAAGTTTCCCCAATGCAAATCCTGATGTAAACAACGGTGCTGGAACTATTGTTAGTATTAAAGGATTATCTCAGGCTTTAACAGCTAATGGATCTGGAGTTATAACAATAGCAAATGGCACAGTGGGTAATTCTACTGTTACTATTAATGGTTTATCTGCGAGTCAAACTTTAGGATCAGGCTTTGGTATTCTTGTTGAAACAACAACTACACTTAACACTTACACCTTTCATAGAGAAATAGCACCAGCTACATCAACTTCTACTTTATCAGGTCTTGCTAATGAAATTCAAAGACTTGGAACTACTGATGCGATAGCTGATATGAACTTATTAGGTACAACTGCTAATGTAACTGCTATGTCAAATGTTTCAGACTCGATTACAAATGTAAATAGTGTAGCTAGTGGATTGACTAATGTTAACACAGTTGCTTCTAATATTAGTGGAGTAAACTCATTTGGTGAAAGATATCGAGTAGCGAGTTCAGCTCCAAGCACATCACTAGATTCTGGAGACCTCTACTTCGATACCTCGACAAATATTCTAAAAGTCTATGGAGCAAGTGGTTGGCAAAGTGCTGGTTCTTCTGTTAATGGAACTTCTGATAGATTTAAATATGTAGCCACATCAAACCAAACAACTTTTACTGGTGCTGATGCTAATGGCGAAACACTTATATATGATGCGGGTTTTATCGATGTTTATAAAAATGGTATTCGTATGGTCAACGGAACTGATGTTACTGTTACAAGTGGTAACTCTATCGTTTTTGCTAGTGGCTGTGATGCTAATGATATTATCGAAGCAGTAGCGTTTGGCACATTCTCAGTTGCTTCACTGAATGCAAGTAACCTTGATAGTGGTACAGTAGATAACGCAAGACTACCTTCTACAATAACTGATAAAACTATTAACGCCTCTACCCCTCTTACAGTAAAGGGAGACGGATCTAGTGTTGACGGATCTATAACTTTAAACTGCCATGTCAATTCGCATGGTGTAAAGATTATGAGTCCACCTCATAGTGCTGGTCAATCATATACAATAAAATTACCTGATAACCAAATAGCTCAAGATAAGTTTTTAAAAGTAAAAAGCATAACTGGAAGTGGATCAACTGCAATAGGTCAATTAGAATTTGCTGATGCTGATATTACTACTTGGCAAGAAAAAACATCAAGCTTCACTACTGAAGCTAATAAAAATTATTTTGTTAATACTACTTCTGGTGCTGTAACAGCAACTCTACCTTCTTCCGCTACCATAGGAAATGAAATCAGATTTTTAGATGTATCAGGAACTTTTGATACTAATAATTTAACTGTAGCAAGAAACGGACATAATATTCAAGGTAACGCTTCTGATTTAACAGTTAGTACAGAAAGAGCTGGATTTGCTCTTGTTTACTACAATACAACACAAGGTTGGTTATTAAAGGATAAATAAAAATGAGTAATTATAATGATTTAAAATATAAATTCCCTGCGAGTTCGATTATTTCAGGAACTTTTGCTGATGCAAGAATAGCATCATCTAATGTTTCGCAACACGCAACATCTTTTGATGATAACAATATTGTTAATGACATATCTACTTTAGCATTAAGAGAAGCCACTACAGAAAATAGAGGGGCTTACAATTCAAACTCTAGTTCAATAGATGTATTTCAAGATGCTACAGGAATTGATACAACTTCTTCTACTTCAAGAAATAGTGTGGGTGAATATGTTTCAAGCCTTACATCAGTTCTAGCTACTAAGAGATATTGGAGAGCATATAAAACTTCAACTGCTACTGCGGGAAGTTATCATAGTTTACTACAAGTATTTAGTGGTGTTAATCATAATGTAGCTGAAACTGTAACTGCTGGAATGTTATCATCAACGGGCGTAACTGTAACTAATGGATTAGACAAACTGTTAGACGGAAACACACAAACAGCATCTTTCCATACTGATACTGCTCCTGTTGGTTCTACTGTAACTATTGACTTTGGTTCGGGTAATGAAAAAGCATTAACTAGATGGTTTTTTGATTATAATAGTTATACAAGTGCTCAATGGAGAGCTGAATATTCATCTGATAATAGTAACTGGACTGCTGTTACAACAGGAATACAAATAAGTAATTACATGGATTGGGATGCAATTACAGATGATACAGTTAATGCAACTGGAAACTTTACTGGAGCAACAATAACAGCACCAAGTTCTACATCATCAATGGGTGCAATTATTACCTATCAAGACCACAGCGGTACTAACGCATTAAACACAGACATAATTTTACAACTATCAGCAGACGGTGGTTCTAACTTTACCACGACAACTTTGACAGCTTTACCAGATTTCTCTACAGGAGTTAAAATGGCAAAAGCAAATGATGTAAGTGTTACTGCTGGTACTTCACTTAAATATAAAATCCTCTTTGCTAATCAAAGTAGTGGTAGCAAAGAAGCAAGAATTAGAGGAGTTAGTTTACAATACTAAATAAAATATGAGCAAAACAAGAAACCTATCTGATCTATTAGACGCTAATGGTGATGTTAAATCGGGTGCGTTAGATAATGTACCAGCTAGTAATGATGCTTCAGCATTAACAACAGGAACACTACCAAATGCCAGATTAGCCTCTGTACCTAATTCTGCTTTAGCTAACTCTGCAATTACTATTAATGGCAGTGCTACATCTTTGGGAAGTTCTATTACAGTAGCAACCACAGACGCTTCATCACTTACAAGCGGTACTTTGCCCAACGCAAGACTAGCTTCTATCCCAAACTCAGCACTTGCTAATTCTTCTATTACGATTAACGGCAATTCTACAGCACTTGGCGGTTCAGCTACAGTGGGTGGTGATAAATTATCAAGACAAGTAACCTTAGCTTCAGGTGCATCAACAACAGATGCTAAAATAATCAACACTAATGCAAGTGGTCAAGTTGAGCAATATCCTACTATGAATACAGTAGCCAGTTATATAAACGACCAAAATGAAACAGATTATAATTATAAATATTCATCAAGTTCACCAACTTATAGAGTTAGATATGTAACATCAAATGTAAGTAATAAATCACGAATTACAATAACTGGTGAAGTGTTAAATTCTGACGGAACTTATTCTGTGGGAAGTAGTGCTTACTTAGAAACTAATTCAAATGGAAGCACTTCTGCGGGTGGCAGTATTGAAGAATGGAAAGATAATTACTGGTGCGCTGGAGCAGTTAGTAGTAGAGGCTCTGACGGAGATAGTCATCAAGGAGCACTTCAAATGTTTACTGTAAATCCGTCTAATGGAAATGTATCAATGTTGGGCACTAGGTACACAAAATCTGATAATAGTTATAGAGGTTCAGGCGTATCACCAGCTTATGGAGGCTCATTTTATGTAAGTAATAATAGGGGTGCTCCTACTATGGGCCATGTAGATCCCCCTAATAGAAATATTGCTGTAAGCCATTATAAATGCAATACCAATGGTTTAAGTAATATTCAAAACTTTGATGCGGGTAACTGGTTCGTAGCATACACAGGGCCGAATAGAACTAATCAAACCCCTATTAATGAACCAAGAAAAGCAAGACCTATTTCAAGTAATAGAACAATTAATCTAAATGCAAATACTATTAATGTTATAGATTTTAGTGGAACTGGTAGTACACAAATTGATAACGGTTCAACCACTACTTTAAATTCTGATTATTCAAGCGAAGGTACTGGTTACTTTATAAACAATACTCACTTCTTATTTTTCTTTAGAGATATTTATGGGAAAAGAAGAGCACAAACTTGGTCATATAGTAATACTACTTATACAAAAATAGATGACTTTGAATATGAAGATATCTCTACTGGTACAACTTTTGGAAGTATCCAAGATTTTAGAGTTAAATCAAATACAGAGATAGCACTTAGAACAAGCACTGGCTTATCAGCAATAGAATTAGATAGTAGTTACAATGTCTTAGGATTGAAAACACCTTTAGTCATATCTGGATTAACAGGTCAATTACCTTATATCAGTGGTAATATATTTCTTACATACAACACTGCACCTGACGGAACAAGTCAAGTTGCACCTTATACAGTTAATGCTTATCGAGATGACTTTCCTTTTATTTATGGTGGTGTTGCTCAATCAACAAGTTCTTCAGGTACAGCCGAGATTGCTTATGGTGGTATTGCTGACGGATTTACAGGATTAGTAGTAGGTCAAAAATATTATGTAGATGCTAATCTTAATGGAAACATTACAACTGCAACAACTTCTGGAATTGTAGTAGGTACTGCTGTCTCACCAACAGAAATTTTAGTAGGAGATGTTAGATAATGAAAAGAATAGACATAGATAAATTACTACAAGAAACAGATTGGGTAATGTTAGATGATGTAAAAAACACTATAGAAAATATAGATGAGTTTACATTTTATCGTTACGAATTAAGAGAAATTAGAAAAGTATGTACTGACAATGATGATGAGTTGTTTGGACTTCCCGTTAAACCTAATCTCGTTTGGAAAAGTGCGGTTGAGGAATAATGTGTGAGTGTTGCGAAGATTACGAGTGTATTTGTAAAGGAGTTAATCATGTGTGAATTTTGTAATGGTGAATGTATCTGTAGGTAATGGCTAAAGATAACCTCACCTTTTTTACATCTTTAGCAGTAGTGTTTTTGTTTACACTATTGTTATCGACTAATGTCTGCGCAAATACAAATACTGTGAGTTCAAATACGGTTACGACGGATCGGACTCCGCCTAGCGCAATTAGTCCAAGTCTGAGCATAGTCAATAGTGATATATGTAAGTCGGGAATTTCAGGAAGTGTAACCTCTTCCGTAATAGGAGTGTCTAGTGGCATTACAATTACAGATGAGGCGTGTCGTCTTATTAAGTATAGTCGTCAATTAAAGGCTCTAGGACTCAGCGTCCCGGCAGTGAGCATCTTAGCTCAAGACCCTCAAGTCTTCGATAGTTTATGGCAAAGTGGAATTTACCCCCCTCATTCCGGGGAAATCGGGGAAAAATCAAAAGAAATTTGGTTAGCTAATGTAGATATGATGCCAGAAGGATCAATCATCAAAAGCAAACTTTTACAAAATAATCAAAAACAAAAAGAACCAGAGGAAAATTTTAATGATCTTAAAGATTTTGGTCTTATGGCTCTTAGTTTATTGCTACTCTTCTAACGCAGAAGAACTTTCTACAGAAAATGTTTTAGACCCGGCTGATCAATGGGAGCTGTATGACAGAGCTTCAACGACTCGATGCAATTACTCAGGTCAACTTGAAGAAGGCGAAGTGTGTACTGGCCATAGCAATCAAGGAATTGTTGGCGGTGGTGGAATACTCTCAGATCAAATTAGTTTATTAGATCAAGGATTATCTCAAGCTGAAATAAATCAAGGAATAGAGTTTACTTACGGTAGTAGTATTGAGAGTCATATCTCTAATGTGAATGTACCGTCTTGCTCCGATACTAACAACGATTGCAAAGATTACTTTACTATTAAGTTGCATCTTACAAAGACCAACGGAGATGTAATTAACACTTATGAACACACTGTCGAAATGGACTACTCAGGTGTTCGAGACTATAGCTATCTACAAACAATAGACGAAAATAATTATAGCGATATCTTATTTCAAATGGATATCTGGTCTATTGATGCTGGATATACAGCACCAAGTTTTTATGGCGGAATAATTTCAGATCCGTTTTTATCTATCCAATACAACACCGTTGAAATAATTACAGACATTATTTTAGATGTCGTAGAGGATATAGCTACGGAAGACTTAATTGTTGATGTGGTGATTGAAGACTATTACTTCGATGATATTTCTTTTGAAATTGAACTCCCACCGCAAACTGTAGAAGTAATAGAGATTGCCCCGGATATTCCTGAAATGGAAGAAATCCAAACTGAGATACAAATAGAGATTGAAGAGCAAATCTTAGAAGAGATGCCAGAGCTAGAAGAAATTTCAGAGGATCAACCAGAAGAGATAGAAGAAATTCAATCTGAAAATGAGCCTGTCGAAGAGTCCACAGTTGAAGAGGAAAACACTGAGGAACAAGAAGAGACACAGCCAGAAGAAGTTCAAGAAGAGCGAGAGCTAGAGATTAAAGAAAAAGTCGCTGAAAAGATTATGGCTAAAATAGATAAGACTTCTAGTGAAGGTCAAGCTACTCAAGTTGCCCTTATGGTCGTGCTATCTGATATCAGCTTATCTGATCTTACGACAAAAACTATAGTTGACCGGGACTTTTATACAGATCTTACTTTTTACGAAAATCAAATCATCACACAGAGCAACGATACAAATTTATTAGAATATATGGATTACATGACAATTAATGAAATGGTGGATAGTCAATGGCAGAGGTAAGTGTAGGCGGTGTGTCCTTTAAGGGCTTCGGTAAAATAAGTGCATTATTTATTGTAGCTAGCACAATTATTTCTGGTGGTTGGTTTGGCTTTCAACTATGGGATCAGTGGTTAGATCTAAACGAGAGAATGGCTACTTATGAAGAACCAGATCTTTCCGGATTTGATAAAAGAATAGATTTAGTACAACAACAAGTAGATATGCTTCAGGGTGAGATATCTATGGTCTTAGAGGAAATACAGCTAGTAAGTTCCGTAGCAGAATCCCTTAAGACAGACCTTAAATCTGACATAACTCAACTTGAAAAAGATAGCCGATATACAGAAAGCCTAGTAAATGAAATGAAGAACACTTTAAGAGATGAGCTAAGAATATTTGAACAATCAATCAAAGATCTCGAGGGGGAATTAGAACTAAAAATAAACAAAGCGTTAGCTAATCCGTTAGCGGGAGTAAAATAATGGCCACACAGAAAGAAATAGAAAAACAACTTAGAGAAACAAAAAAAGAAGTTAGAGAGCTTAGAACACACAACAAGTTTTTATTGGATAGACTTGACCTTGCTCATGAGAAAAACGCCAAATTAAGAGAAGAAAAAAACAATATGACAGTCGATGAAGTGTTAATTAGACAAAAAGCAAAAGCGGATTATGCTGTATCAATAGAAAAATCAATGACTGATCAATTAGAAAAACAAGAACAAGTTAAATTAAATACTACAGGAATTTCAGATGCCAACACAGTCTGATAAAATTAATCGTCTCGATAAAGAGGTGGCCTTGATCAAAAAAGATATCCAATTAATTATGAATAACCACCTCGCCCATATTCAAAATGACCTTACAAGAATTAATAGAGTTCTGTGGTCTGTAGGTTTTTTATTACTTACGCATTTAATAATCCTAGTAAAAGATTTTATTTTTTAATTACGTTTTATTACTTCTTGTTAAATAGAGTTACAAACGAATTTAGATAATAAAATTTTTTAATTTAAAAATAGATAAAGTGAAAATACTTATTTTAAGTGATACGCACTTCCCAGCTCAAAACTTAGACTATTGGCCTTATATTAAGAAAATTAAAGCCTTAACTAAGTGGGACAGAATAATCCATATTGGAGACTTAGTAGATTTTTCTAGTGTAACTTTTCATTCAGTTAGCGGAGAGACAGATAATCCTACAACTGAAGTAGAAAGAGCAAGAGTTGAAATCAAAAAACTAGAAAAACTATTCCCTAAAATGGACATCATGTACGGCAATCATGATATCCGGGTCATACGCAAAGCAGAAAATATGGGTATTCCAAGAAGCTTTTTAAAAGACTTAAACAAAATGTTTGAGATAAAAGCTAAATGGAAGTGGCACGATAAGCTAATAATTAAATTACCAAACGGTAATGATGTTTTTTTTACGCATCATTTTAAATCGAGCATTTTACAAAGCTCTAAAGAATTAGGCTGTTCGCTTGTCGTCGGGCATCAACATACAAAAAGTGAATACTCTATGTGGTCTTCACCCACAGCGTTGAATTTTGCCATGTGTGTTGGTTCAAGTATTAATCCTAAAGCAGAGAATTTTCGCTATGCCAAAAACTTTATTAAAAGACCTATTATATCTGTAGCTAGTATTGGTTATAGCGGTTATTGCCAGCCCTGTATTCATACAATGCCTTTAGATAGCAAAGGTCGTTGGACAGGGAAAGTATGAAAAATAATGACATTTTAAGTCTAGCGTCTCAGCTAGTAAATACTGATCGAAATGATCAGCATGGAGATATTACAGAAAATCACATCAATATTGCAAAGCTGTGGTCTGCTTACAAAGGCGTTGAATTTACAGCTCATGAAGTAGCAATCATGATGACACTTTTAAAGATAGCCAGAACAAAGCTAGGCAAAGTCAATCCCGATGACTATGTGGACGCCTCTGGTTACATAGGTATAGCCGGGGAAATAGCGAGTGAATAAATGAATATTAAAGACAAAACAAAATTATCTATACAAGATCATGAAGGATATAGGCTGGAGCCGTACCGTTGTACTGAAGGATTTTTAAGCGGGGGCTGGGGTCATAAAATATTAGTAGGTGAAGAAGTTCCAACAACAAAAGAAGGTTGGGAAGAAATATTTAATAAAGACTTTGATAACGCTTGGAGTCAAATGGAACAGCTCTGTGATACTCATAACTTACCTAAGAATGAAGAAATGCGTTCTGTTTTATGTGAACAAATTTTCCAACTTGGTTTTACAGGAGTATCTAAATTTAAAATGATG